GGTACGCTTTCCAAGGTACAACAGACCTTTTTTCAGCGCGCGTTACTGGTATTACCTTAAAACCGTATTCAACAAATCCTAGGGCAATATCTAAAGCGGAGCTGTCCGGGCTTAGGCTCCAATCAATCACTTTACAAGACGTTCTGCTCTACTGGTCCGTAAATACTTTCCCAGTCTAATTTTCCGCCCGACTTGGAAATAATTTTCTTAGCTTCTTCTACGCGAGGCTGACGTTGTTTATAACGCCAACTTTTTATGGTAGTTAACTTGGTGTTAAAGAGTTCGGCTGCGGCTTCTTCCCCAACGAACTCAATATACTCCTTGAGACTCATCGACATTTTTTACTCCTTCTATTCAGAATGTATATTGACTTCACTATACATTGTGTTTGACATGAATGCAAATTAGTTTAAAATGATGGGGAACTATATAAAAGGAGAAGCAAATGGCTGATATAACTTCACGATTCGTCGCCCCCGGAGAACTGGTTAAAGAACAAGGAATTTGTTTGCTGGTTTACGGTGCTGCCGGATCAGGAAAAACTGTCTTATGTACTACTGCCCCGTCTCCCACTCTTATCCTGAGTGCGGAAGGTGGCTTACTTTCTATACGCGATAATACGGATGTCAAAGCGTTAGAACTAAGATCGGTGGCTGACATTAAAGAAGCTTATGAAACACTTTATGATAACCCTAATGCGTTCAGGACTGTGTGCTTGGATTCCATTAGTGAAGTCAGCGAAGTAGTTCTGGCTAACGAGAAGGCAAAGACCAAGGACCCGCGCGCAGCGTATGGCACCGTCATTGATGAAGTGATGGGCTTACTGCGAGCGTTCCGTGATCTGCCCATGGACGTTATTATGACAGCAAAAATAGAGCGTGTCCGTGATGAAGGTCAGGGAACTATGCTTTATATGCCCTCGATGGTGGGTAGACAATTACCACAGGCTATTCCTTATCTGTTCGACGAAGTGTTCGCACTTCGGATAGTAGAAGATGATGACGGCAATGCTGAACGTGTTTTACAAACCGCAAAAGACTGGCAATACGAAGCCAAGGATCGTTCCGGTGCGTTAAACACATTAGAACCTGCAAATGTCGCCTCAATTTTTGCTAAGATAAGGGGTAAGATAAATAAAACTAAAACAAGTAGCGAGGCAATAAGCAATGACAAAACTTAATTTTGACGCAGACCAAGTTCTTAAAGAACTACCAGAGGAAGACCGTGGTTTTGAACCATTACCCAGTGCGTGGTATGAGGCTCAAATAAGCGCTTCCAATATTAAACCTACCAAAGCCGGAACCGGTGAATATCTTGAACTAACGTTCGATATTATTGGTGATAACTATACGGGGCGTAAAGTATGGACACGTCTTAATTTGGAAAATCCCAATGAGACTACAGTGAGAATAGCAAAGCAAGACTTGGCTAAAATCTGTAAAGCCGTTAAACTCTCCCATGTAGAGGATTCAATGGAACTGCACGGTAAACCCATGCAGATCAAAGTCCAATATAAAGAAGGTGAGGGCGACTATGGTCCTTCCAACGATATAAAGGATTACAAATCTTCTGCATTAGGTGTCGGTACCCAAGGTTCTTCTTCTCATCAAAAAGAAGACAAAGAAGAAAGTCCTTCTTGGGCTAACATTTAATCTCCCAAACATAGGGGGCGCAAGCCCCCTTTCCCTTATGTTTGAGTTGCGAGACTATCAAGAGAGAGCCATTGGTTCGATCTATGATTATTTTGAGAATAATACCGGTAATCCCCTTGTCGTGATGCCCACTGCCAGTGGCAAGTCCATTGTCATTGGTGATTTTATTCGCGGCGTACTGAACGATTATCCCGGTCAGCGTATTCTAATGCTGACGCATGTTAAGGAATTGATTGAACAGAATTATGACAAGTTAAAGGCAATGTGGAAAGAGGCGCCGTGCGGTATTTACAGCGCTGCATTGAAGCGTCGTGAGACACAGGATGCCATTACGTTTGCCGGCATCCAGTCCGTGTATCGACGCGCCGAGGATTTAGGACATTACGATTTAATCTTGGTGGATGAGTCCCATTTAATCCCGACCTCTGGAATGGGAAGGTATCGCAGTTTTCTGAATGCTGCCCGGATCATCAATCCGGCAGTGAAAGTGATCGGGTTTACGGCAACACCGTACCGCTTGCGTTCCGGTTTGTTAACTGAGGGAGAAGATCGTATTTTTACAGACGTGGCTATTGATTTATCCAGCGGAGAAGAAATGCTCAATATGATTGAGCAGGGTTATTTAGCCCCTCTGGTGTCTAAATCAATGAACACGGCTTTTAACATAGAAAGCGTACATCTACGTGGCGGAGAATTTATCCCCTCAGAGTTACAGGAAATAATGGGAGATGCCGGTAATACTCATGCGGCTCTGGCAGAGGTGGTAACGTACGGAAAAGACCGAAACTCTTGGTTAATTTTTTGCAGTGGCGTGCGCCACGTTGAAAATGTCACCCGTCTCTTGCAGACGGAATACAACATTCGTGCGGAATTTATTACGGGACAAACTCCCGTCAAGGAACGTGAACGTATTATTGATGATTATAAATCCGGGCGTATACAGGCACTGAGTAACTGTGATGTATTAACGACTGGTTTCGATGCACCCGAAACGGATATGCTGGTTTTTTTAAGACCAACTCAATCCACAGGGCTTTTTGTGCAGATGTGTGGACGAGGTATGCGTCCAGCTGAAGGCAAAGAAAACTGTTTGGTGCTCGATTTTGCGCGCAACGTCGAACGGCATGGTCCGATTAACGACGTGCGTCCGCAAGCAGGGGGGAGGAGGAGAGGACGAGTAAACACGTCTCCTGTTAAAACTTGTCCTGATTGTCGCAGTATTGTGCCAATCTCCTTCCCTAGCTGCCCAGATTGCCAACATCAGTTCTCCAATCGTACTCTGGATTTAGATCATACCGCTAGTGATTTAGAACTAATTCGTCGTAATCTCGACCCGCGTCAATTTTTGCAGGACCTGAACGTACGGCGAGTTAATTTTTTCAAACATCGTAAGCAGTTTGTAGCCGGTGCTACTCCCACTTTACGAGTGGAATACCAATGTGGTTTAAGTACCTTCTCGGAGTGGGTGTGCTTCGATCACAACGGTTATCCAAGACGCAAGGCAGAACAGTGGTGGCGTCGTCATGTAAGTTCGGATTATATTGCGCATACTGTTCCCAAGAGCGTAGAAGAAGCGTTGGCACGTATTGGTGAATTGCAACCTCCCCATACGGTTACTATTAATTTTAAAGACAAATACCCCAAGGTGGTGGATTATGACCGAGAACCCGAGAGTGTATCCGTTCAAGCGTGACGACCTATACCAATTCATAAGTTTTGACGATCCAGTTCGTGCTGTTTCGTGGATGGGCACCCGGGCTGAAAATTTACGGGTGGGAGATGAATGGAGCCGGCGACATGGTTTGTTTGAGTGGGATGAACTGCTGAGTAACAAAGGACTCATGGTGGTGGCTAATCGCCGATTAGGAAAATGGGTAACGCCAATAGAACACGATGATCTATACTGGGCGGTGCCTTTTTAAAGGAGGAAGCATGAACTGTTGGCACTGTAATACCAAACTGATCTGGGGCGGGGATCACGATAGCGAAGATGAAGAATATCTCATAGAAACCAACTTGAGTTGCCCCGAGTGCCACTCATTTGTCATGGTGTATTACCCCCGAGAAGCTGAAACTACTCAGAAAGACTGAGCCATTCTTTTTCCGATAACTCTTGTAGAGAGCCATCTTTACGCCCAATTGTGTATTTACCATTGGAGGCTTGCACAAAAGTAACTTTACGTCCTTCCTTTTCTTCTTTTAGCTTGGCGCGTATTTTTTCTACTAGGTCAGTGTATTCAGTCATTGCTTTTCTCCTCTAATTCTTTTTTATCGCCACAACGATAACAACCATAGGCAACTCGTTCCTCATTCTCGCCTATGTGATCTCTGGCTTTGACGAATACCAAGCCATGTTTTTTACAATGGAAAGCAAAGGCTTTGTTTAAGTCTATATATTTATTCATCGCCCTTGTCCTCTGTATTTCTTGAGACTTCTCCGCTTGTGTTTATTCATTGTGGATGTGGAAATATTCTTAGTGCGAGATTGAGAAGTCTTTTTAGGAGACTTGTGTTCATCCCTAGCAATCGGTTGTCTAAACATCTTAGGCACTTTACACCTCGATTTCCCGTACCACCGCCCCATTGAAGGGTTCGGCGACACCGGTCTGTTGATAGTCCAGAATGATCTTCATGGCATTTTCATTCTTGGCACGCGCATTCTCGATCGAGCGCCAACTTAATTTATAAACCATATTTGCGTACGGTGGTTTCTTTTCCTGTACCACAAAGGCAAACTCCTGTACGTCGTAGCCGGCGGCTAACATACCGTCCACGTACCAAGCGGCTTGCTGATCGTAGGCGTAACGCACGACGGCGTTCTTAAAACCGTCCGGAGACGCATCGGCGGCGGTCTTGTAATCCACGACGGTTACCTTATCGCTACCGGCGGAAAGGATACTGTCGGGACGGCACTTGCGGGACAAACCGTTCGAGTCTCTCCAAAAGATGCTGACCTCTTTTTCCTTGCCGTCCAGATAAGCCTTAGCTTCCCGATTGAGGGCGTTCTTCATTTCTTTAATCAGATCAAAGTCCGGTTCCGAAATAATCACAAGGTCTTTGGCTTCGAGTTCACGTTTCATTTCTTTGCCGGCATTACTGCGCAGGCTCAAAGTCGGGATGGCGAACTCGTTATAAAAATCGTCTTCTTCAAGTATCCACTTATGGCACGCCGAGCCAAACTCCATTGCTCGGGTCGGGTCTTCCGGCGGGGCAGTAGCGTGTAAGGCACTCTTACCAAAGTTGATGGCGGTGTGACTGCCAATGGCTTCGGTGGCATGATACGCCTTGTTGGTCATGCTATAAATAATTTCTACGTTAGTCTTTTGGAATGTTGACATATTTTTCTCCGTTAATGATGTGTTTAATTTCTGCTTTAATAATATCGGACAGGACGGGACTGTGTTGCAGAAAATTGATAACTTCTACCATGTGGTTGGGATGTATGGCAGGGGTTTCAATTTCCTTGTCCGCGTACAGTTGACGTACTAAGGCGCTGATGTAGTCGCGCCACTC